TCCTGCGCGCCCATACCGTCCGATGCCTCCTCGGCACACCCGGCACGGTCATCGGGAAGCGCAAGCCCACCTTCGACTCCATCCTGAAGGTGGCCAACGCCGCCGGGTTCGACCTCATCCTGATGGAAAGGAAGCACAAGTGAGCAAGGCCAAGACCCCCAGCGGCGTGGACATGGGCATCGTGGACATCCCCTGCGCCGAGCTACACAACGACCCGGCCAACGTCCGCAAGCACGGGGAGCAGAACCTGGCCGCCATCAAGGCCAGCCTCGCCCGCTTCGGCCAGCAGAAGCCCATCGTGGTCAATCAGGACGGGGTGGTCATCGCCGGAAACGGAACCCTGATGGCCGCCCGCGCCCTGGGGTGGCAGACCATCAAGGCCGTCCGCACCAACCTCGCTGGCAGCGAGGCGACCGCCTTTGCCATCGCGGACAACCGCACCGCCGAACTGGCCGAATGGGACGATGCAGCCCTCCAGCAGCAGCTCGCCGCCATTGCCATCGACGACGAGGAACTCCTTGCCGCCACAGGCTTTGACGAGAAGGAACTCGCCAAGCTCGCCGCCGCCAACGCGCCCGAGGTGACCGAGGACGATGTACCCGAGCCGCCCGCCGAACCCATCACGCAACCCGGCGACCTGTGGCTGCTGGGCAAGCATCGCCTGCTCTGCGGGGACAGCACCAAGGCCGAGGATGTGGAGCGGCTGATGGACGGGAAGCGCGCCGATCTCATGCTTACTGACCCGCCGTATAACGTCGCGCTTGGTATTGGAGAATCGCTCGAAGAAGCCAAGAAACGGAATCGAAGGGTGGACGGCAAGGTGGTCGCCAACGACAGCATGAGCGACACGGACTTCCGCAAGTTCCTCGTCGCATGTTTTACCGCTGCATTTGGCAGCATTAAACCCGGAGCATCGTTCTACATTTTCCACGCGGACAGCGAGGGTTACAACTTCCGCGGAGCCGTCAAGGATTGCGGCCAAGTTGTGCGGCAGTGCCTTATTTGGGCCAAGGACATTCTCATCATGGGGCGACAGGACTATCAGTGGCAACACGAGCCATGCCTATACGGATGGAAGGAAGGCGCAGCTCACGGTTGGTACAGCGACCGCAAGCAGACCACCCTGCTGCGTTTTGATCGCCCCAAGCGCAGCGAGGAACACCCAACCATGAAGCCCGTGGCAATGTTTGCCTACCTCATAGGAAACAGCACCGCACCGCAGGGTTTGGTGTATGACCCCTTCCTTGGCAGCGGCACTACCATCGTCGCAGCGGAGCAGCTAGGCCGCGTCTGCTACGGCATGGAACTCAGCCCCGCGTACTGCGATGTCATCGTGAAGCGGTGGGAAACCCTGACCGGGCAGACGGCAACCCGCGAGGAAGTGTAAGATGCCACCGGAGGCCAAGATGCCCGAGCAATCAGCGGGGAAAGGGGAAAGTGCGGACGCGCCGCGTCTGTGGATGCGCGCCATCCGCGAGGGATGGCAGATCCCGGATGTGGTCAAGCGCGCCGCCGTGAACCGGGCAGCGCAGATCCTGGCCGACCAATCCAGCACCCGCCGCGAGATCATGCGCGCCACGCAGACCCTTGCCATCCTGGAGCGGCTGTCCATCGAAGCCGCCGTGCAGGAGGACCGGATGGCGCGGCTGGATTCGGGGACGGCCACCGAGAACGTGGCCCTGATTGACATGGCGGACGGGGCGCTCGAGGCCGTGGCCCGCTCCATCGCCGGCGTGGCCCCGGCAGAACCCCCCAAGCCGTGCCGAAAGCCCAAGCGCAAGCCCTGACCGCGACCCAGGCCGTGGAGGCCGCACGGGAGAACCCGGCGGCCTTTATCGCATTGCTCATCGGCAAGCCCATCAGCAAACTGCAACGCGAACTGCTGATCCACGCGGCCACCCACCACCGTTGGTACGCCGAGCTGCCCCGCGGCCACGGTAAGACCTCGAGCCTGACCTACCTTGCCGCGTGGTGGCTTGGCCGCCGCCCTGCGACCCGCTTCAAGCTCATCGGGTCCAACGACGAGGCCGCCAGCGCCACGAGCCGATTCCTGCGCGACATCATCCGCAGCCCCCTGTACCGGGCTGTGTTCCCCCACGTTGCCCTCAAGCCCGGTGAGGACACCGTGACGGCCTGGAGCGTGACCGCCCCCGGTCTGCCCGCTCGCCGCGACCCGTCCGTGCAAGCCTCCGGCATCTTCGGCCGCACGGGCGGCCGCGCTGACATCCTGTGGCCCGATGACATCTGCGACCTCCGCAACGCGGTACTGCAACCCGCACTCCGCGAACAGGTCAAGGAGGCAATGGCGAACATTTGGCTGCCGATGCTTGACCCGTCCGCCAAGCACCCGGCGCGCATTTGGCGCACGGCCACGCCCTTCCACACGGATGACATCACCGCTCAATGGCGGCGCGAGTGCGAGGAGAATGGCACGCTCCTGCGCCGGCCGTGCCGGGGCTTGGAAAGCCCGTGGCCCGAAGTCTTTACGGCTGAACTGCTCAACCGCAACCGCCGCGAGATGGGGCCAATGGCCTACGCCCGCGCCTACGAGCTTGTGCCGCTGTCCTCCGACCTCCTCGTGTTCCGGCCCGAGTGGGTGCGCTATCACGATGGCAACCACACGGGGACGCGCACTATCGCCGCCATCGACTGGGGCTACGGCCGCAAGCGCCAGGAGCGCGACGATCCCGACTACTCCGTCTGCATCGTGGGCGAGGTGGACTACAACCGCAACCTGTACCTGACCGACATCCTGCGCGTGCGCGAGTCCTTCCCGGACTTCGCCCGCATGGCCAAGGAACTGGTGGAGCGCCGGGGCTGCCAACTGGTTCTCGCGGAGGCCAACGGGCCGCAGAAGGGCGTGTTCGACCAATTCCGCATGGGTTGCCGGCAGCCCGTCATCCCCGTGGAACGCGGGGCGGACAAGCACCTCCGCGCCGCCGGGGCGCAGCCCTTCGTGGAGCAGGGCCGCCTCCACTTCCCCCAGGCCGCCAACGGCCAAGCCGCGCCCGACTTCCGCGTGGTGCTGGACGAGCTGCTGTCGTTCCCCGCCGGGTCGCACGATGACACCGTGGACGTTGTGGTTGACCTCTGCAACGCGGCCGCCAGCGGCACGGTGGTAAGCCAAGGCGGCGTGGTGACCGTCAACACCACGCCCACGCGGATGTTTGAATCGCGTGGTCCGAAGCGAAGGATGTTCGGGTGACGCGGTAGACTCCCACCCATGACCACGCGAGAGGAAATCGAAAACCGCTTGGGCATCTTTGCCCGCCGCGCCCTGTTCGACAACTGCGGGATCGGCCCCGATGGCTTTCAGCCTGGGAACGACTGCGGCGGCAAGCCTGGTAGCGGTGGCTCCGAAGGCAAGGGCGCGCCCAAGTCCGGTCGCAAGGCGGCCAAGATCGACAAGACCGCAAAGGGGATTGAGGAACGCGCCAAAGCCGCTGGCAAGACGTTCACCGAGCAATACCTTGAGGAAACCCGCGGCGGCATCGACCGCGACTACGAGGACCGGGAACGGAAGGCAAGCGATGCCGAACAACGCAAGGCCGATGCCCGTGTCCGCAAGGCAGAAACCGCCCTTGAGGAAGTCAAGGCGCGAGGCCCCGAACGCACCGACCGTGCAAGAGCGGTAGACCGCAGCATTGCGGAGATCGACCGCAAGCTTGCCGACATCGCCAAGGAGCGCGAAGATCGCAAGGCTGCGGACGAAGCACGACAAGCGGCAAACGCGACCGCCTCCGCGGAGCGCGATGCGCGTATTGCAGATGCGAAGCGCAAACTTGCAGAACTCAAGCAGCGCGGCCGCAGCCTACGGATCTAACGCATGAACGAATCACACAGCAATCCTCTGATGCCGAACGCCGTTCCGGGAACGGGCCTCCCGCCCGCACGCCGGCCGCGCAAGCCCCTGCCCGCGCCCACGAGCCGCGGACCCACCGGGCCGCTTGCCCTGCCCGTGGAAGTGCAGCGGTCGTACTTCCGTACCGCGTCCCTGATGCTGCGAAACAGCAGCCTCGCGTACCGCCTGGATGTGAACTATCAGGCCATGATGCGGATGGACGCGGACATCGAAGGTGTCCTGCGCTCCCTCCTCGTCACCCTCGCTGGCCTTGAATGGTCCGTGACCGCGGACGATGACGAGAACCCCCGCACGCAGCAACTCGCCGCCCGCATTGCCGACATCGTCAACGCCATCCCCCGACGCAGCGACCTGTTCCGCGCCATGCACGAGGCCGTGTGGTACGGCGTGTCCGCTACCAACATTGTCTACGAGAAGGACGCGAAGCTCGGCGTGCGCGTGGCCGAATGGATTCCGTTCGCCTCCGACACCCTGGCATTCGACCAGCGCGGCAACGTGGCTATGCGCGTTGGCTCGGCGTACATCAACGAATCGTCGGTGACCGACCTCGGCTTCGACTCGCTCGTCCACCTGTTCGACGAGAACGAGCGCCGCGCCATCGTCCTGCACCGCGTGTTCACGACTGCCCCGAACTTCATCGACCCGAACAGCGCCGACCAGGTCTACCGCGGCGTGGGCGCACGCGATGTGTGCTGGTACATTTGGCTGCTGAAGCAGGAAATCCTTCAGAACGCCGCCGCCTACGCGGAGCGGTACGCGCTCGGCATCCGGGTGGGCTACTACCCCGCCGGCAACGATGCGGCCAAGAACGAGATGCTGACGGTTCTTCAGAACCTTGTCAACGACAATTCCGTGGTGCTGCCGCGTATCGGCCCGAACGAGTCGATGTACGACATCGACATCAAGGACGCGAACGCGGGCCGCGCACAGATCTTCATGGAGATGGTCGATTGGTGCAGCAGCAAGCTCAAGGAGGCCATCCTTGGGCAGTCGCTCTCGAGCGAGGCGGGCAGCACGGGCCTCGGCTCCGGCGTTGCCGACCTCCACGCTGACACCCTGTCCCGCGTGATTCGCTACCACGCTGACGCGCTGGCGGAATCCATCACCACCGACCTGGTGCGCGTGGTGGCCAAGATGCTCGGCGCGTCCGATGACGAAGCCCGCGCCATCCGTTTCAACTTCGCCCCGGAGCGCCCGGACACCAAGGAGCGCCTGGAGGCCGTGGAGAAGTTCGTGGCCCTTGGCGGCCGCGTCAGCGAACGCGAGGTGCGCGACCTCCTCGGCCTTGCCGAACCGATGGACGGCGAACCCGTCCTTGGCGGCAAGTCGGCCGGCGGGGACAACCCCATTGCAGCCATGCTTGGCATGGGCAACGATGCCCCGGAGGGTGAGGAACCCGCCCCGCAGGCTCCCAAGGTCGTGGCCGTCCGCAAGCGCAAGCGCAAGGCATGAACCGCGCCGCGCTAGACAAGCACCTCCGCAGCGTTCTCAAGGAGGCGCAGCAGGCGTACCGCAGGGGCATCGCAGCCCAGGTACTGGGGGAAACGGGCGCGGAGCATTGGCGGACGTTCCACGAGGCAACGGCGGCCCTCCTGATGGCCTCGTGGCTCTTCGGCGCACGGGAGGCCATCGACAAGGCCAAGATCCCGCACGAGGCCGTGGCGGGGATGCTTGAGGACAACACGGCTCTGACCTTTGACCGCCTTGAAACGGGCGTTGTGCTAGAGGGGTTTGGCCGCGACTTCCTCGCCCCCATCGCAAACTGGTTCCGCACCCGCGTGCCGATCTCACGCACGGATTGGGATGTGCTGATTGAGGCCGCCCAGCGCAGCGGCGGCGAGGTGTCCGACCACGAGCGCAACACCGCCCTGCCCGATATGCGCGCCCGTAGCCCGGTGCTTGATTCGCTTCTGCGCGGGATCACGGTCAACCCCCAGGGTGGGCAAATCTCCACGGCCAAGCGGATCACGGACGGCACGTTCTTCGTGACGGGCATGAACCCCAAGCAGACGCGGCAGACGCAGGAGCTGATTGCCCGCGTCATCGAAGAGAAGCCCGGCAAGTCCGTGGTGGGCAAGTGGATACGCAAGATGAACCTCGGGGACTTTGTGACCACCACGCAGATGGTCACGGGGACGCACCTGACCACGGCGCGGCTCGAGACCGTGCTACGCACGAACACCAACCGAGCGGCCACGGAAGGGCTTGCGGAGACCCTGCGCGAACCGAAGGTGCAGGCGTTCGTGCCGCTGGTGGAATACAGCGCGACCGGGGACAACAGGACGCGGCCCACGCATCAGGGCTTGGACGGCTACATCGGCACGATGGAGATGTTCGACCGCCAGGGAATCGCACCGCCGTGCGGATTCAACTGCCGCTGCGCGCTGATACCCGTGCCAGCGGCACGCGCCCTCGAGCGCGGGTGGACGGATGTGGATGGCAACGTGAACTACGCCGCGCTGAAGCGGCACAACGGGAAGCGCCAGCAGCTCATTGACACGCGGCAGATTCCCGATCCCGGATTTGTGAATGCGTAAATCGCATAGGAGGACGCTACGATGGAAGGCATGAGCGACAATCGCAACGAAATTCAACAGCGGCTCGGGGTGTTTGCGCGTCCTGGCGCGAAGGCAACGTTTGCGGCGAATGACGTTGATCTGTGGAACTTTCTCGCCAAGTCCGATGTGAAGATTGCTCGTCAGAATGCATCGGATCTTGCCACGCTGAAGAAGTACGCGAAAATGGCGTTGACCAAGCCGAACTTTACTCCGCCCGCTTACGCGCAGAACGGCCCAAGCCTGCACGCAATGGCAAAGGACACGCTGGCAGACATCAAGGCGTTTGAGGAGTCTGCATATCGCGCTCGCAACCCTTCGCCGTTCTCCCGCCCCGGCGCGAAGGCAAATATGGCATACGCTCCGTCCGAAGCGGACATGAAGAAGTGGACAAAGGGTTGGACAGTTCGGCTCCCAATGGTTCCTGATGCGGGCATTCGCCACTTCAATTCGTTTGAGGAAGCCAAGCGGTACGCTGACGAGAAGTGCGGCGGTTTTAGTTGTGAGATCGCGCACGATGGTCGCCGGGTCGCAAGCAAGGGCGCATTGAGTCCGTCCGGTTCATGGACGATGCACTCCCGTCCCGGCGCGAAGTCCACGATGGGCCGCGCCGAGGATCTGTACCGCAAGCTCTCAAGCGGATCTATCACCTACGCGAACGCCAAGGAGTGGGATCGACTTGTGACCGAGGCTCTGCGCCTGCCCGATTACACGCCCCCAGGCGGTGATATGAGCCTGCACGAGATTGCCGAAGACCTCGGCGGTGAACTCATGGCTATCAAGACGCACCGCGGACCCGTGCCGAATGCGAAGGCCACGATGGCAATTACGCCTATTCGTGTGACAGAAGCGGAGTACGCCGCTCTTGCCGCCCGCGATGCCGTTAGCCGCAAGATTCTCGGAGATTCCCAGTACCAAATCACCCCGTCCGACCGCACAATCCGAGCTGCGGGTGACGCTGCGTACAAGACTGCGCTAGCACGACACAACGCATGGGACAAGGCGTGGCGAAATGCGCCGAACGATGCTGCGCGTGCGGACATTGAGGCACGGACAGAAGCGGCGGAATCCAAGATGCGCGTGTATCGCGGAAGCCGCCCCGGCGCGAAGTCCAACATGGGCCTCGAGGACGCGTGCTGGAAGGGCTACGAGGCCGTGGGCATGAAGACCAAGGACGGCAAGGACGTTCCCAACTGCGTCCCGAAGGCCACTGCCGCCAAGCCCGAATTTCCG